CCTGGACGGCTTCTCCGAGCGACTCCGGCGGATGGTCAACAAGCCCATCACGCGCGACATGCTGCGCGCCTTCTTCCGTGGGCTGGCCGCGGCGAAGGTCGCGCCGAACCATATGAAGGTCTACAACATCGTCGGCTACCCGACCGAGACGGAGGCCGACTGGTTCGAGTTCATCGAAGATCTGGCCGCTGCGGATGAGGGGTGGACGAAGATCGACCCGCAATGGGGCATCGAGGTCCACTCGACGCCGTTCCGACCCATGCCGGCGACGCCGGGCGCGTGCTGGCCGATGAGTCCGGTCAACTACCGCGGCCGAATCGCCAAGGTCCTCGCCCAAGGCAAGCACCGGGAATACAAGGGCATCTTCTACCGGGGTAATCGCTTCTGGGGCGCGGAGTCGCGCGGGACCGAAAGCTTGCCGACCGTAATCCTCGACGCGCTGGTCCTTCGCGGAACCGAAGACGACTCAGAGGTCATCGCGCGGCTGGCCGGCTCAAAGAAGTTCCGCAACGCGAGCATGGCGCACAAGACCGCGATCCTGGAGCGGCACGTCGATGTCGCCCGCCTGTTCGCCGGCTACACGTGGGAGACGCTGCCGACCCGCTACCTCGCGACCTACGTCCCGAACGAGAAGCTCCAGAACATCGACGGCGTAGCTCGCAAGCGGGCCGGCGCGCCATGGCCGGCCGAAGGCGGCGCGAAATGAGCGAGGAACTGGACATCCGCTCCCTGTCCGTGACGGCGGCGGCGAAGCTGCTGAAGGTATCGCCGAAGACCATCCGCGCCCACATCCGCCGCGGCTTGCCGCTGGTGGACAAGCGCATCGACCTGATCGTGTACGGGGCGTGGCTGAACCAGCAGGAACAGAAGCGGCAGACCGATGGCGCTTGATCCCAAAAAGCTGAGCCGCAACGAACTCGTCCAGCTTCTCAACTCGACGGCGCTGGGCGAGTCGCTCACGCGCTCGCGGCTCGACCGGCAGATGAACCGTGCCGGCCGGCGCTGGCATGACGGGCGACGCATCCGGCTGCTGGACTACTTGCGCTGGCTGATCCGCGAGGTGGACCGGCCGGCCAAGCCGAAGGCCGATGCCCGCGCCGCCGACCTCGCCCGCAAGAACACAGAGACGTGGCGCAGCCAGAACATCGCGCCGCTGCCAGACATCGCCGACATGGAGCGGCGGGAACGCGCCCAGTCGGACTTTCGCTTCTTCTGCGAAACCTACTTCGCCAGCGCCCTCTACCGCGGCTGGTCCGAAGACCACCTCCGCGTGATAGACAAGATCGAGCGCGCCGTGAAGGAAGGCGGCCTGTTCGCGTTCGCCATGCCGCGCGGCTCGGGCAAGACCACGCTGGCCCGGCTCTCAGCGCTGTGGGCGATCCTGTCCGGCAATCGGCCGTTCGTCTGTTTGATCGGCGGGTCACAGGAACGCGCGATCGAGCTGCTCGCGCCGATCCGCAAGGCCGTACTGGAGAACCCGCTGCTGCTGGCGGACTTCCCCAAGGCCGTCTATCCGCTGCACCGGCTCCAGAACAACGCCCGCCGGCAGATCGGCCAGCACATCGACGGCAAGCCGACCTACTGCACCTGGGCGGCGGACAAGCTGGTGTTCCCTACGGTGGAAGGCCCGCACAACGAGACCTCCGGGGCCATCATCACCGTGACCAGCCTCGACGCGAACATGCGCGGCCAGCAGCACACGACGATGGACGGCCGGACGCTTCGCCCGTCGCTGGTGCTTCTGGACGACCCGCAGACGCGCCAGTCGGCACGCTCGCCGTCGCAGACGCGCTACCGGCTCCAGCTTCTCACCGGCGACGTACTCTGCATGGCCGGGCCGGGCGAGTCCATCGCCGCGGTCCTGACGTGCACGAAGATTTACGCCGGCGACTTGGCCGATCAGGTGCTCGATTCGCAGAAGAATCCCGAGTGGCAAGGCGAGTGCACCAAGATGGTCTACGGCTTCCCGTCGAATGAGAAGCTCTGGGACGAATACGCCCGCATCCGCGCCGAGGGACTCCGTGCCGGCAAGGGCCTCAAGCCGGCGACAGCGTTCTATGAGAAGCACCGCGAAGCCATGGACGCCGGCGCGGTCGTCGCCTGGCCGGAACGATACGACATCAAGACGGAGGTGTCGGCGATCCAGCACGCCATGAACTTGAAGCTGCGCGACGAAGAAGCGTTCGCCGCGGAGTATCAGAACGAGCCGGTCACGGAGCAGTCGCAGGAGGGACGGCTCACGGCGGACGAGGTGGCCGAGAAGGTCACCGGCCGGCCGAGGGGTGAAGTGCCCCTGGCGGCAACGCGGATCACGGCGTTTATCGACGTGCACGACAAGCTGCTCTACTGGTGCGTCTGCGCGTGGGAGGAAGACTTCACCGGCTACGTCATCGACTACGGCACGTTCCCCGATCAGAAGCGGCTCTACTTCACGCTTCGGGACGCGACGCACACCTTGGGCCGGACGTTCCGCGGCGCGGGCAAGGAAGGCGCGGTTCAAGCCGGACTGGAGAAGCTCGCCGCGGACCTGCTCGGCCGGCAGTGGAAGCGCACGGACGGCGTAACGCTCCAGGTCGAGCGGCTGCTGATCGACTCGGGGTATCTGCCGGCCGTCTGCAACGCTGTGGCGATCAAGCTAGGGCCGGCGGTGCTGCTGTCGAAGGGCATGGGCCTTCGGGCCGGCAACAAGCCGATGGCGACGTACACCCGCCGGCCGGGTGAGCGGCACGGGCACAACTGGTACATCCCGAACGTCTCACGGTCGAGCGAGTTCCGCCACGTCGCCTTCGACGCCAACTTCTGGAAGACCTTCATCCATGCGCGGCTCGCGACAGCGGCCGGCGACCGCGGCGCGATGACGCTGTTCGGCAAGAAGCCCGAGCAACACCGGCTCTTTGCCGAGCACGTGGCCGACGCCGAGAGCTACGTCGTCACCGAAGGCCACGGCCGAACCGTCCACGAATGGCGAGCCAAGCCATCGAAGCCCGACAACCACTGGCTCGACTGCACGGTCGGCTGCGCCGTCGCCGCGTCGATGGTCGGCGTGAAAGTGCCGGGCGAGAGCGCGACCACCCGCCGACGGAAGCGGTATACACAGGAAGACCTGAGAAGGCGCGTGTCATGACCGACGAGAGTGCCCGGAAGCGATGGCCTCCGGCCGACAGCAAGCAAGGCGTGGTGTGTCCGAAGTGCGGATGCGCCCACCTGCCGGTTCTCAACACGCGGCGCTCAATGGGCCGGATCGTTCGCTACCGCCAGTGCCGGCACTGTGGCCAGCGGGTCACGACCTACGAGGTTACGCCGTCGAAGCTGGCCGACGTGGCCGAGTGAAAGCCCGGAAACCGGGAGCGAATGACAGATATGGCACAATCTGCCGTCGAGAGCAGGAAGGCCCTTCGCGGGGCGCAGCTTCGGCGGTAGTGTGAGAGCAGACAACCAGGACGCGCGGCGTGTCGGCTGATCCCCGGCGCGAAGCCACAGACGAAGGCCATGCGGGGCCGCATACCCGGCATGGCCTTTTCTGTTGGGCCGCGCGACCGGTTGACCCGGCTTCGGCCGGGCTTACAGCGGGAAGAGCCCTGGTGGGCTGTCGGGCCTCATACGCCCGACGCGGCCGGTTCGACTCCGGCTCCCGCAATCGAGGTGACACATGGCGGACGACTTGAAAGACGCAATCAAGCAGAACGCGAAAGGCCCGAAGCAGGCCAGCGCCGACGGCGTAAGCGCGCAGCAGCATTCGCTGGCAGACCAGATCGCCGCGGACAAGTACCTGGCCGGCAAGGACGCGGCATCGCGCAACCCGGCCAAGGCGTTCACGCGGGTCAAGATCGTGCCGCCGGGGACGGTGTAACACATGGGACTGTGGCCCTGGACAAAGCGGAAGAAGGTCAAGGCTACCGGGCAACTGCTGCTCGTGCGGGCGAAGTTCGACGCCGCGCAGACCACGCCCGATAACGGCAAGCACTGGGCGAACGCCGACCATCTCTCTGCCGACGCCGCCGCGTCGCCGGAGGTCCGGCGGACGCTTCGCAACCGCGCCCGCTACGAAGTGGCAAACAACGCCTATGCCCGCGGCATCGTGCTCACGCTGGCCAACGATGTCATCGGCACCGGCCCGCGGCTCCAGATGCTCGCCGACTCCGCGGAAGACAACCGAACCATCGAAGCGGAGTTCGCCCGTTGGGCGAAGGCGGTCGGTCTGGCCGAGAAGCTCCGCACCATGCGGCAGGCGCGAGCGCAGGACGGCGAAGCGTTTGCCCTCCTGGTCAGCAACGCCCGCCACGACTCGGCGGTCAAGCTGGACGTGCGGCTGATCGAAGCCGACCAGGTGACCACGCCCGATCTTTCGTTCGCCAAGGGCAACGCGGTCGATGGGATCCTGCTGGACGAGTTCGGCAACCCGAAAGAGTACCACGTGCTGAAGCAACACCCCGGCGGGGACGCGACATCGGCCGGCACGCAGTACGACCGCTTTCCCGCGGCGAGTGTCATTCACTGGTTCCGCGCCGACCGGCCGGGCCAGAGCCGCGGGCTTCCGGACATCCTGCCGGCGCTGCCGCTGTTCGCGCAGCTACGTCGCTACACGCTGGCGGTCATCGCCGCGGCCGAGAGCGCGGCCAACATCGCCGTGCTGATGA